ACCGCCTCGGTTTTTAATTCCATATCTAAAAGCGTGATCTCGGGCGGGCGATGGATACCAATCATCTGATTTTCTTCTTAATGTTGCATGGTTACCAACACCTGGTACATGGGTACAGTGAATAACCCAACCGTCACCTATATCGATGTCTGGTGTAGGTATCTCAACACCAAACTTAGTGATTCTTTTCATAGGCGACTTCTTTTTACGAGCGCAGCGAGACTTGCGTTGAGCAGCGGTCAACTTCTGTACTAACTTAGGTGTCTTTGAATCTACTTTTTTACTTGGGCGGCAATAAGCAATACTTTCCTTAGTCTTGCGGCCGCATGGTTTACGTTTAGGCCAGGAACAAGCATCTACCCATTTTTCTTTATACCACCTTGATAAATTTGTTTTACCTTTAGATCCCTTGTATTTTCCTCCGGCTGCCTTGTATTCTCTTACAAGTCTTCCAGAATCGTAAGCCCCCCATCTACGTCCTTTAATAGATCTTTTGATTTTAGCCTTTACAACTGAATATAATTTCTTATTAACTACGTTATCTGGAATTTTGTATTTTTTACCGAATTGGTACGTTGTTACGGTACCATAAACGTCTTTTATTTCAGAAAGAGAGTCGTTGTACCATCCAGGTTCAGAGATTTCATAACTAAGGCTCATTTTTCTCAATATCATTTCTAAATTTTGCTCTGCGGTTTCTAACCATTTTCTGCTTCTTGGGTGGACAGTATTGTAATCCGGATCTATATCTACAAATTGATCGACGACATATTCTATTGAATTTGGCCACAAAGAATCATTTTGGTAATCTTTCAAGGTAAGACAATCGGCGGCTAAATAAAGCCAATCAGACGTTTCTTTTTTTACCGGGTTTAATACAGTCCAAGGTCTTCCACTTCTCATTATAGCAGTGGCTTCATCATTATTTTCATATTTGGCATGAAGTTTCCATAACATTTGCTTCAACTTTTTTTTTGCATTTTTACATTTGGTTTTTTTACCAAACTTGCTATTCGAACTCTTTAAATATGTTAAAGCTTTATCGACCCATTCATCGTCTTTTTCGGGATCGGCATTGTGGCCACCGATGCGCAAGATATTTACAATATAATCCCTGGTACCTTTATAATTAATAGCTTTAGTATCGAAGCCTTCATTTTCAAAAAATTCTACAGGATCTCCATCCTTTTCGTACATCCGCATTCTTAGAAGAACGCCGTACAAAATTTTATTCCATTTAGATTCTTTATTTACTATATCATTAAAGGTGATTGTCTCCGCTGCTTTTCGAAACCACCGTGGCGTGAATACTAAAATTGGCTCTAAAACAGACCATTCTCTACCTTTAATTAAATATGGTTGTGGTCGAGATTTATTAATTTCAATATTAAATTTTTTAGTTAATTGTTCCAATAGATTTTCCCTATTGTATAAATATTTTCTTCCTCTTTTTTGCAAAACCTTGATAGCCTGTGGTCGTAGATTAGCTTTTAAATCGGGGCGTATATATACTCTTGTAAGATCTGTTCCTAATTTATCTTGGAAAAATTTATCTAGTTTTTTGGTTTCGGATACATCGTCTAAGAACGAGCCAAAAGATAACTTTTTACTACCTGTTATTCCCTTTGGAAATTTACCCGTTTTATTATAAACATTCAAGCGTCTTTTGTAATCTGCAAGACTTGATTTTAAACTGGGTTTATTCCATAGAATGTACATACTTAAATAGCCTGCTCTCATTGGATCGTTTGTACGAAGATCTTTTTTGTGACGCGAGATGTATCTTTCGCGCCGGTCTTTATCTTTATGAACGGTATAATCAGACATTCCGGCAGCCCCGAACTTGCGAGTGTAAGTCTTTCCATTTTTTTCAAATGTAATTTCATACTTCTTAGAATTTCCTTTTAATTTTTTAAAACTCTTTACCTTTATCATTATTATAATAAAACACATTTTAATTTATTTTAACTATCAATTTACTTTTCTCTGAAATATGATTTTAAGTTCCAAATAGGTATACATCCAGTGTCACAGAATGTTGACATCCTATCGACATAGTGTCTGCAATCGTAAATACCGAATATATATTTTTTGTTTAAATTATTTGAATAATTTTCTATTTCTTGAAAAGTTTTTTCTGTTGAGCCTAACACGACGTCTTTTTTAATTACATATGGATCATTTCTAAAAAAATTTTCAATTATATGCGTCATTTGTTTATTAAAAACGGGCATGTATATATTCGGATACAGTTTTTTTAAATTTTTATGTTTACCATTTCTAATATGAGTAGTAATACAAGTATTATTTTCATTAAAGGCTCTAAAGTCGTATCTTACTGTTCTCACAGGTGTTTTAAAAGATATACCTGTATGAGTTATTCCGCCTGGAATCTTTTCTAAATGTAACACTACATTTTTCGCCAAGGTAAATGCTAAATTTAATAAATATAATACAATCATTAATTATATAATTATATAATTTAACAAATATATAAATATAAATCTATAAATCTATAAATCTATAATTCTTATAATTTAACCAAAATAGTCCCTTTCGTAGAGCCACATATCAACATGTCCTGGAACCAAATTTGTTTTTTTAAAAGAAAAATCCTCCATTAAATTATTTATATTTTTTAAGTAGTCTAGTGTATATGGTTCTCCCGCTAACATTAACTTTGAAGGTTTGTAATCTGTAGATATATCTACTATGATTATCTTGTTTCTTGATATTCTGAGAGCATTTTTAAGAATATTTACATGTCCTTCTGCTGGTATTTCGTGAAAAGCGAACATGCACGTAACTACATCAAATTCAAATGTTTTACCATAAGTTTCCGCGTTTCCATATATGTATGTGCTCCCGGGATTAAATAAATTAGAATATCTTAGCATTTCCTTAGATGTATCAATTCCAAGATGCCCTGGTTTAGTTGAAAACCCCGTTCCACAACATAAATCACAGATTTCTCCTTTCGTTTCATCATAAACACTTTTTCTGATGTCAACACCTGAATAAGCTTTTTTGTCTATAAATCTTGTAAAAAAAGGCGTCGACAATGCATGAATATGACCCGATGTTCCCACGTTTCCCAGATTATGAATTACAGGGTTGTACCAATATGGCGGTTTTAAAGAGATAACGTTGAAATATATTAAAGATAGCATATTATTAAATAAAATATATTACTTTTTTAAGTAAATTTATCTATATTTTGCGGAGACAAATAAGAATCTCTACATACTTTTCTAGTGTTACCCAGTTCGTTGGCAGTATAGTCTATTCCCTGGAGTATCTGTTTTTTTCTTTCTTTTTCTGTTCTACCTGGTTTTATTTTTTTCATAAACTTTAAAAAAATTTGATTTGCTCTATAAGTACGAATGTCTTTGCATGTTATACAAGAGTTAACTTTATTACGTAGAAATGAATTTAAGTCTGAACTCGTTATACATTTTCCATCACCGTCGTAAAACAAATTGGGTCCTTTGATCTTAGTTACTCGATTAATAAAGTTTAAACTTTTGTCAGATGTAATGTATTTAACATGTTCAATACCTTTTTTACCTATAAATTTCAATTTATTTCCGCTCAAGTGATTTTTAAGTAACGTCGTGATACCATAAGAACCATTTTCTTTTTTATACATCTCGTTGCCAACTCGAATGTTTAAATCTTCCATTATTTTGATAAGATTTGCTATAACGCAATCTCTTGAGAGGTCGTTTTTTTTAATAAAATTTGAAATTACGTTAGAGTAATGTTTATAATTAAAATTTTTCATCTTACTGAATTTCTTTTTCTTTGATTTTTCTGTCCAATCGACGTGATAAATGTATTGTTTTCTACCCTTTAAATCATACCCAGTGGCCTGTATTTTAGAATCTTTAGATTTGTCAATCTTAACAGACTTCCACATTGGTGGAATTCTTAGTTTTTTAATTCTCTCTAGTTCAGCTGGGTTTTTTGTAGAGTATACAAACTCAGATTTTGTTTTGTGCCGTGTGATGTACATATATGTAATTTAAAGATATTTTTAATTTAAAATGTATATGAGAAATATAATTTTAATTGGTATTATAAGTTTACTTTTAAAACCATTTGTTTCAATTTTGGGTAAAGTCTCAGATTTTGAATGTGTTTCTGTTGCCCCATCTGGTGTATCGGGATTTTGGGAAATTTTGCCCAAAATTAAAAAGCTTACGGGTAGTAAAAAAATAGTGTGCGCATCGTCTGGTTGCCTAGCGAGCGTGGCAAAAGATTTTGATATTCATTACATTTATAATTTAGCTTATTTTATAAAACATAACAGTATAACATATGAGGAAAGTAAAAATCAATTTATCAAAATTATATCTAAAAGAGTTAAAAAAATGCCAGATATCACCGTAGTCACAATGGATTTTTTCGGTAATTGTTATAAAAATGTGGCTCAAAATAAATCTCATCTTATACAACTTTTAATAGAAACATCTGATATACCTTTTTTTACAACTAGAAACCCGGGTAAAAGAATAGACGGTTTATTTTGTTTTTACATTCTAGACAATTGTAAAACAAAGATAAAACACTCGTTTTCTATGAAAATTCTTTTTAATTTACTAAATTTTAATCTATCTAAAATGGAAGTCATAGATCTTTACAATTATAATTTTTACTAATATAAAAGAATGGTATATTTTTAAGTATGTCTTATTGGAATATTCTTCTAGTTGATTCTTCTGCCAGCATGTCTTCTAATAAAAATTCAGTAAACAAAGGTATCGTAGATCTATTTATTGATCAGAAAGATAACACGGATCGTTTTACATTTTTAACATTTGATACAGACGTTAATTTGATAGTAGACTCAAAATTTAACGAAATAATGCCCGAAGACATTATTAATGCTATTAAGAACGTTGGATTAACTGCGTTGTATGATGCAATTGGTTATGTATATGAAATGGTTATGCAAGTAAATTCAATCAATTCAGAGAATATTTTGCTCACTATAATAACAGATGGCTATGAAAACTCTAGTAAAAAGTATACATTAAAATCTCTAAAAAATCTTAGAGAAATTGTCGATAAAAACTACAATTTTAATGTAACTTTTATATGCGAAGATAAGCTTGTCTTGGATAGCAATTGCGATATTATTTCACATGCAAACGAATCGTGTGAAGTCGGCGGTGATTATTCAAAGGCTTTCAGAACAGTATCTAGAACAATGTCTAGTGTAAGACATCCAAGTGAAAATCCACAGTATTCAATTGAAAAAAATGAGAGAAATTCTTCTGAAGTGCCTCTCTTATCAAGACAAATATCTATCAGTGAAAAAAAAAGACCACGTCTATTCTGAATTTTCTTGGGTTAAAACGGTATAAGTGTTTCTTGAATCTATTGAGATACAAATTTCTTGGTTATTATTAAGAAGTTTTAATATTTTTTTTTCGTATTTTTTGTGTTTTTTACGTCTTCTCCTCTCCTCTGTTCTATCTAATACTAAAAGTTCAAATTGAGTATCATTGTACTCATTTTCGTGTTCATCGTAAGAATCTGGATCTTCTGTTATCTTATTTCTACAGAAAGGACATTCGTTTTTTTTAAGCGAATTATTACAATCCGAACACAGAAAATGAATACAAGGTAAAAATACGATATTTTCTAATTTTTTATTTTCCATACATATGGAACATTCTAAATCCATATTTTATTCATATATATTTATTTTTTTATAATTTTTTAAAAGTTAATTACTTTCTAAAAGATATTCTGCTCCCCATAGGACCGCCCGTCGTGAGTATCTGAGTACCTCCTAAAAATCTAGTAGATATCCATGCAATAAAAACAATTCCTACAAAATAACTTCTAAGTGTCGTCACTGTATTTATATAATTTGAATCTGATTCACTATTAGACGGATACGTGTATTTAGGAAACTGAGTAAAAAGCCACCCGCCCAAAAACGCAGCAACTGTTATAGCGTTATCGTCAGAAATTTTTGGCATTACCTTTTTAACAAGGTAATAACATATTACAGCAAATACAAAAGCTATTAATATATCGGTTAGAAAATCCATTTATAATATAATAAATATTTTTTTAAAAAAATAAATTAGATTTAACATTTCCATCTCGCCCCGCAGTTTGTACACGTCACATAAGTAGTCATTGGTTCGTCTGCTGAACGAGTTTGCATCTGATAATAAACAGTCTTCATTGATTTGCACTTATTACATTTAAACATTCCATCTTCTGTTGTTTCTTGTTTGATTACACTTTTTTCTAGATTTTTAGATTTTAAACTGTTCCATAAACTAGGATTTAGTTCTTCTCTTGATAAATTAACAAGCGAATATGGTAAAATGTGTCCGTTTTTAATTTTTGAAATTAACTCTGCGGAGTTTAGAGTATATGAAATATTAGCAAGAAGTCTTCTAGCATTCGTTGCGTAGGACTTAACAAAAAATGAGTTAGACCATTTAAGTTCCGTTTTATTTTTTTTTGTTATTTCAATGGCTTTATTAAATACACCTTTTTCCATGTTAACCACTATTATATTGTCTTGTGCGATATTCAAAAATTCTGCGCATTTCTCAATGAAAACGGTTCTACGATAAGACATTGTTACAATTAATCATTTAATATATCTAATAATAATTATTTTATGTAAAAAAAGTTATTAATTAAAATATTTTAATAAATATAATAACTATAATTAATAATAATGAAAGAAGTACCTAATAATGATGTACTAACGGTTGAAGATGTTGAACAAGAGGGTACTAACTGGGGTTTAATGGCAACTATAATTGCGGTGATTGTAGGTTTAATACTACTTGCTATGTTTTTAGAGGGTACAGTTGGCGGGACTCGATTTGGCCAAACTACATTTTCTTATAGTCCAGCAGGGGCATTAATGAGAGCATAAATTACAGTTTTTTAATGTATTTAAAAAACTAAATTATTTAAAATTTAAAGTAAGTATGATCAAGCGACTGTTTATTGAAGAGGCTGAAATTTCCGCTCTGAAATCTGATATGAATTTTAATCACGGGGCCGTATTAATTTACCGTGGCAAAATTCTTTCAAGGGGGTACAATTATTACCATGAACACAAGCATAATTCTAATTATAAAGAGTCTGTGCACGCAGAAGTAAGCGCTATCAATAATGCACTTAAAAAAATTCACATCAGTGAACTTAAAAAATGTGAACTTGTTATAATTAGAATTAATAAACATGGAGAACATCTCAATTCAAAACCATGCTGTCACTGCCAAAACTTCATTAACAAATTTAATATTAGGAAAGTATTTTATTCTTAATTCTTGAAAAAACATATATTTGCCATTAGATATAACCCTGTTGCGACGGATAAATTAGAAAGAGCGGGTTTATATTTCAAAGGAAAAGCGTAAAAAATAAAAGTAACTAAAATTACAAAAGAAATTAAACTGTATATTCCGTATAAAGAAATATCTTTTTTGTCATAAATGCTACCGTATATAATAGCAAAAGAAGAAATTAATTCCCACAAACCCGCAATAAAAACTAACATTTGGCTGTGTTTCGCAAGATATGTTGGTAATTTAGTTGCTAATCTAGCTGATTCAGACGCTCCAAATGATGTAACTTTGGTAATTCCCGAAATAATAAACATACATAAAAATGCTATTATAGCAAATAGTGTTGTATTCTTCATTTAATTTATTATATGGTGTATATTTTAAATTAAGAATATTATTTTATTATCTAAATTTTATGTTTATGTAATGTAATGTAATTAAGCTTTCGCCCGGGATCGAACCGGGGTTAGTGGATTCAAAGTCCACGGTCATTACCTCTAGACCACGAAAGCTTGATTACATCGTAACTTTATTTTCCGTTGCTGGGAATTGAACCCAGGTTGTGTGGGTGAAAGCCACAAGTCCTAACCACTAGACTACAACGGAAAGTAAAATTAATATACTCCTCCATTCGGGATCGAACCGAAGACATTGCGGTTAACAGCCGCACGCTCTAACCAACTGAGCTATGGAGGAGTGTATTAATTAAAATACGGGGTTTTTAATAAGTATTTTAATATTTTTTTTTTGATATTTTAGTCTTAATCATATCATAAATCATATTAGCAAGTGCTTTGTCTGTTTGAAGAAGATCTTTTAATTTTTCTGGGTTTTCCATAATTTCTTTAACGTACATTGTATGATCTACAGCGTCCATTGTAAATATGTATTTTTTATTTCTTTAAATCTATTTACTCGTCTGTAACTTCGACCTCCTCTTCATCTTCATCTTCGGAGTCTACGATAGAGTATCCAGATAGCTTGTTACTCTTGTAAATCTTTGCCTGTACTAGCTTGTATCCTACGCCAAACTGCGTCTTTCCTACAAACCAAACTCCCGTAGGCTGAATTAGACACACTGCTTCACAGCCACGAGGAATAGCACCGCTGTTAAGATCACCATTTTCGTCTAGAATGTTAATTTCTTTCTTATTTTCGTCATACAAATGAAATAGTGGTTCATTCTTCTTAAGATCAAATGGAAGCTTTACCTTAAGATTAGAAGGCCACTTTGTATCCTTTGGAAACTTCTCAGCAGACTTGTAAAATTCATTTACAAGTTCGTTACTTAGAGTCTTACCAAACCATTCAGAATTCTTTGTAGGCATTTCCCTAGTCTTTTCATCAATAAACCGAAGATTTTCAGTTAGCTTGTGTAGTTGTTCATTTTGTGTTTCATCATTAGCCAAAGACAAAGAGATGTGATACTTTACGGGGCCATTTTCAGGCTTGGAACTATCGATACCAAATGGAATTCGTACTCGGCACGTCTGAAGGAAAAAAGGGCCACTCTTGTCTCCGGTATTGTAATTTACCAAAACACTCTGTCCGCCTAGTTTATTTTGGCGAGGAGGCAAAAAAGTAACGGATTCCTTCTTAAATTCATTAGCGAGTAGAATGTTGTTGCTGGTCATTGTGTATCTGTTGATAACTATTTATAAAATTAATCTTTAAGTAGGTTAAAATTTTGTAAAAAAAAATACATATCTCTAATTAAAATGTATGTAATTTTAGTAATAATATTATCGATTTTTATCATAGAAATATACGGTATAATACCTAAAAATCAACAGGCTGTTCCTATTAAATATCTTACGGAAACTGATGTTAAAATAGATTTAAAATTTGATAAATACGTGGCAAAAGAAGGTAAAACTATTTTAAAGTCTCCTGGGAGTATATTAATTAAAGACAATTACAACATCGTTTTAAACTATAAAGATGAAAATATACTAATGGAAAAAGATGTAATTTATAATATAGACGTCGATTTTGAGGTAGAAACTTTAAATATAAATAACAGTAATATTATATATTATTACATAAGTACATGAAAACGATTCCATGTTTGGGAAAACATAGTATAACAATAATAATTTTACACGGATTCAATCAGTCTGTTGCTGATATGGAATGTATATATAAACCAATTAACGAAGTGTATGATTGTATAAAATATTTAATACTTGAAAGTAAAGAAAATAAATGGTATGATTACTATACACAAAGAGATAATCACAATAGACATGATAAAATCAATTATAGACAATTTCTAAACTCATGCGATGAATTATCAAATATTATATCTAACGAATGTAATTATATACAACCACAAAATATATATCTATTGGGAATATCTCAAGGGGGAACTGTGTGTATTAATACATCAATCAGTTTAACTTTCAAGATTGGTGGGACAATATGTATAGATACAATTTTTTTGACAGATTACATCAAAGATATATCTTTTATAAATCAAACGTTTTACACGATGATTTCTAAAAAAGATAAAATTTATAATCCAGGTTTTCAAATTAGTTGCTACGATTTGTTAAAATTTTATGGAAATGGGGTGTATATATTTAAAAGAAATAAAGAGCATTGTAAAGACATGTATGAAATATGTGATTATATTAAATATATTTTTACAGCATATAAAATTATTTAAAAAAATATTATATAATAATATTACAATGACAACTCTCGAAGATTACGATATTGACGAACGAGCTGAAAATGATAACGAAACATTTATAGAATTAGAACAAGAACGTAAATGGAGAGTCATTTCAAAATTTAAAGAATTTATCTCAAAAGAACCCGAATTTTCTAATATTAATAATCTTTCTAGTCAAAAAATTCTAGAAATAATCGAAACAACTACTTCAAATAAAAATAATAACGAATATCCTATTTGGCAGTTAGTTTTTATAGCAGAACTTTTAGAAGAAGTACAAGATATTTCATACGATCTCAATCATGTTAAAAATGTATATTATAATATATATTTTTCAATTAACTAAAAAGGTTTTCTTTAAGTTTTGGAAACTTTTTATAGAATTTTTCAAACGTTTTAGTTTCGTTTAATATTGTTACTGTACTTAATAAACTTTTTTCGGCAAGTTCTGCCAATGTAAAAAATTTATCAGGTACATTTTTTGAAATGTAATAAATCATACCATATAACTGTTTATCTTTTATGGGTTCTTTAATATAATCTCTTAAGTCGCGTTTCATTATTTTAAGTTTATCTTGAATTTTTTGCGGAAGAACGATATCACTCTTTGTACCAATTGGTATAGAGATGTATTTTTCAAATGAAGTTCCTTTAAAAAGATCTTTTAATCTAAAATTGTATGAATATATATCTCCTATAAACGTTTCTGTTAAACTTGCTATACGCTGTAAAGGAACATTTAAATTATTATATACCATTGGATAATAAATAGACCACGCGAGAAGAGCTTTTTTTTCTTTACCATACATTGTTTTATTAACATTGAGTATGTTATACCACATTGATATTATCTCTTTTTCTACTCTTTCAAATGTAATCGGGTTATAATACTGTCTTAATTTATCTATAGTATCTAATAAATTTTTCATATTGGATACTATTCTCTGATCTTCGGGGTCAGATGTTAACCATGTATTTAGTTTTGAAAGGTCTCTGGATACCATTTTACCATCTTTCATTACATTTACCGTTAAAGTACCGGGTTCTATGAAAGAACTTTTTGAAAAATTCAAGTCTTGTTTAAATGTTTGGAATGGATTTATTGAACTGTCACTTTTTGTAGCGCCACATTTTTTACATAATATCTCGTGAGAAGAAAAAATAACATCATCTGATTTACATACTTCGCATATACTAGGTAATATTACGGGTCTGTTTGGAGATATAACCGGACTTTCGATTATACCTTGTTTTTTAAGACATTCGATAAGGTAATTTTTTTGGTCCTGTTCGTTTTTAACAGATATTTTATTTTTTAACAACAATGCTGTCAATTGTTTTGACATATTATTATTAAATAATTATTTTATTTTGTAATAATAAATATGATGCAATTGATATATGAAGCCATTGTTGTAGGTATAGCATTTGTAATATTTGGAAATATCGCGGCCTTAGTTGTCGGTCCTTATTTTAAGGTGGATCTTCCAGAGGAATGTAAAAATTGGAATAAATTTTACGCAATGGAGATCACTCTTTTTGTGGCAGGCATCCTTGGTCATCTTTTCTTTGAATTCTCGGGAGCCAATAAATGGTACTGTAAGAATGGATTTGCATGTATGAGATAAAATAGTGTAAATGTAGTGTATTTAACAACAAAGAGCCCACGCGGGGGATCGAACCCCGAACCTCAAGATTAGAAGTCTTGCGCGCTATCCAATTGCGCCACGTGGGCTCTTTGGTGTTTTAAAATGTGAAATTGTCTGGTACATTACCAATGAATAATGGTGCGTAAAATTTAACTTCTTTAATGTCTGGATAAGGTGTTTTAATGTAAATATTATTGATGTATTTATTAGCATAAACTAATGCTTTTTTATGTCCCATTCTGGGTTCATTTAAAATGTAATACATGTATAATACGTAATTTAATTTTTTTCCAAGATACTTTTTACAAATTTTCTTTTTAATTAAGCGCTCTTTGGGTTGCGAACTGCCTTCTTTTTTAGAGGAGCCTTTGGGGCTTCTTCCTTTGGGGCTTCATCTACTACATCAGCGTCAGGTACAACATCGACTGGTAGTGGCTTCTTGCGTGTAGACTTTGGCTTTTCGGCTGGTACATTTACCGGAGTTGCTTCCGCATTCTCAAGAGCCTTCTTATCCTTTTCAGACATTGGGAAATGAGGCTTAAGATAACGCTGAATGTTAAAAAATGTTACAGGCTGATCCGGGTCGCGAAGCAAAGCCTTAAGAGCTAGACCTTCGGGCTTTTCTGTTAGAAGCATAAAACGGCGGTTCTTGGGATCCTGAATATCATGCTTCTTAATGTAATCGTTAATACCCTGTGTAACATCGCGCCGCGAGTGTTCGGTATCTGGCTCAAAACCTAGAAACTTACACAACTCATTGGAAATAGCAACTGGCTTGTGAAGAGCAGACGTCCTGGGTGGTGCATCTGGATCGACTTCCTGTGGGGCGCGCTTTACGCGCTTACCCTTATTAACTTCCTTCTGTAGAACCTTCATGCGAGCACTAAGACTCTTGGTGGTCTCCATAAGAGAAGAAAAATCTTTAATAAGAAGTTCAAACTTTTCGTGGGTTGTAACAGGAACAGGTGTGGTCTCCATTGTGTCGGTCATTTTATTATAATTATTTATGTTTTTTTTCTTTAAGTATGTTTAACCCGTGCGTTTAAAATTAATATACTAAAAGAAATAGAATATTTATTATACAATATGGAAAACACCATTTCTGAAATTGCCGATTTTATCAAGCGTTATAAATGTGTAGCAAATATTAACTTTACACTCGGTAAATACACCGACGAGTTTAATTTTGAAAAAAATTTATTTCACGAAGAAAATTACAATCTTATACTAAATCTACTAAATTCAAACGATAATTGGGAAGGGAAAAAAGAAAACACTCTCAATGTAAATAATAAGACAACTTTTAAGATTATAGACACTCTTATTTATAAAATACAAAACAGCCCATACGACATGATTGTTACAGCCGAAAGTAAAAAAAGTCAAACAATTTATATTTCGGAAGAATACATTAAAAAAGAGACTTTTTATACAAGAAAATGTCATACTTTTCATATATCACATGAAAATAGTATACAATACGGAAACGTTTACAATTTTAATATTATATTTACTAAAAATGAAAGTACAGACACATATAATTCTCATTCTAGTCTTCTTAAAATTTTAGACGTTATTAAAACAGTTGATACCTGCGGAAAAAATAATTACGCATTTGAAAAATTGTAAAAAAATAATTAACTTAAATAATAGATTAATACATAATTATATATCAAATGGGTGATTTTCATTTTGACAGTTTTAATCAAGAAAATAAATGTATCACACGTGAAGACATTACTAGAATTACGGGATACAATCCTATTAATGTTTTGACTTATCAGAAAGCTTTTATTCATAAAAGTGTCCTTAGATTTTTAAACACTACAAATTTGAAAAATTCTTATGAAAGATTTGAATTTTTGGGAGATTCCGTGTTGAATCTTGTAATTGCTAATTACATATTTCATAAATATCCAGAAGAAGAAGAGGGGTTCTTAACTAAGATTAAAACTAAATTAGTAAATGGTAAAATTCTTGCTTTCTTTTCAAAAAAATTAAATCTAGATCAATTTTTGATTATAAGTCAAAACGTAGAAAAAATAAATGGTAGACAAAATGATAGAATTCTTGAAGACATATTTGAAGCATTTTTATGTTCTATACACTTAGATTTAGGATATAAATATGTAGAACATTTTATTCTAAACACTGTTTTAAAATTTATAAATTTTGATGAGATTCTAGAAGATAACAATTACAAAGACATCTTGTTACGAAAGTGTCAAAAAATGCTACAGATTAATCCAGAATACGAACTAATTTCTACGACCGGGCCTGGACATAAAAAAATATTCAGGAGTGTGGTTGTAATAGACAGTGTCAAATATAAAGAAGGATCTGGGTGTACTAAAAAAGAATCTGAACAAATAGCATCAAAAAACACACTTGAGATATTTTAAGATGCTCCCGTACTTCCAAAACCTCCTACACCTCTCGAGGTGTCAGTATTTACTTCTGAAATCTGAAACTTTGGGAGTATTCCATCAAATGATACAATTTGAAAATAACAGCAACCTTCTTGTAGAAGAACATCAGTATCACCAAGATTATCCACTACTACCATAACATTTCCTCGGTAATTTTTATCAATAATTCCCAATGAATTTGCTAAGCGAATTGTGGTTTTTGAAATAGAACTTCTTGGTACAAGCATGTAACTTTTATTTTGTTTTCCGTTGAATTTTAGATTAATTTTATGAGATCTAGCACTCTTTGGCACAAGTTCTGAGGTTTGCATGGGAATATCAAGACCAACGTCTTCGTTATGTCGTGCTTTGGTGTAAGTGGGATGATTTTTCCAGTAATAATCATTTTCTGGATTGATAGTGATAAATAAGGTCATTTGTATAAATACAACTACAGTATCTTTTTAAATCTATTTAAGAGAATATAATAGTTATATTTATAACCATTATGTCTTTCGTAAACACATCGAGAGTTGTAAATTTGAAAAATAAAATTTCTTTTCTTGGAAACGCCGGCTTTGTAAAAATTGTGGATGTTATGCCACGTGTAATCCCTGATAATTGTAAATCTTTGATGTGCGATCATGCCATTATTCAAGCAGCAAGAGTTTCACTAAACGAAGGTATTAAAACTCCAGAAAAAGATGTCAAATTGATTGATTTTCTAATTCGTCATAAACATACCAGTCCTTTTGAAATGGTAAAATTTAAATTTCACGTAAAGACCCCAATTTTTGTACAAAGACAATGGATTCGTCATCGCATGGCAAGTGTTAACGAAATCTCTGGAAGATATTCTGTTATTGAACCGGAATTTTACTACCCCAAAGCTATTTATGATCAGGGTAAAATGAATAAGCAAATGTCTGGAAATAAAATAGAATGTAAAAACACTAATGAATTGTTTCAGACTTATATGGATAATTCTATGAAACAATATAATACTTATAATCTTCTCATTAGTAAAGGAGTTTCTCGTGAGATTGCAAGAATTGGACTTCCGCAAAATATGTATACAGAGTTTTATTGGAGTATTGATCTTCATAATCTTCTTAACTTTATTCGTCTTAGATCTGCATATAACGCCCAGTCAGAAATTAAAGAATATTCTGATGCAATTAAAGGTCTGATTACAAACCTTGTTCCAAATACTATTAAGTCTTATGATAAATATAATCAAGTGTAAATACAGAACTTGTTAAAAAATTTAATAATTTTAGAAAAGCGATTGTTTTTGTCATCTTTGAACTCTTCCATTAGTAAATTTTCAAAATTTTGTCGATGTGCAACATTTTTAAGTTTACTATCTAGTGCGTTTGTTATCGATTCTCTAGCCGACGATGTAGATGTGTAATTGAAACTTTCAAATTGAATATCAGATACAATCTGAAAATACAATAACTTAAGTTTTAACATTATTCTAGATAAAGATTTTTCTTGATATTTGTATAATTTATTTAGCATTTCGTTATGTAACGTATTCTTATTTATGAGTATCTGAGTATGATGTTGTTTTTCAAAAACTAAATTATCTATTCCTATACCTTTGTTAACTCTTACAGTATCATCTTCGATTTCATATTCATTTTTTGATACATGATTCTTGGAAAGTTTAATTATATTAACTATAGTATCGTGTATTTTACTAATTTCTTCAAAAGTGTATACTTTATAATGTATATCATCAAACGGTGAAAAATCTATACTTGGTATATTTTCTGTTATGTCAATGTTATCTATATAACTTCCTTTAATTTTTATGAATAATTTATAATATTGCCCATACATCTGATACAAAAAAAGATTAAATAAATCTTTATAATTTTGAGCATCTCTTTTTGTCATGGCTATTTGAAAAAATAATGTATCTAAAGACATTGTAAAGTCTGAATTTGTTTCAATTTGTTTTATGTATTTTTTATAGATAATGTCTAATTGTATACATTTATCGTTAATTTCTTCAATAATCCTATTTATATCATTTTTATAATCTTCAATTTTAATAAATTTTTCCTCTGACATTTTAAGTTAATCTTTACTAAATAATTTATTTTAAAATATTAACATAAATGTCTTCGCTGGAAAATTATAAGGAACACACGCCCTGGGAAATTCACCATGATGCTATTTTTGTAGATTGGGCAGATAAAGCATCGTGTTATAAATGGCTTCACGATAAATCTTATTTAAAATATTCTAGTAAAAGAAATATGTTCACTATCCCTGTTATTATTATGTCTACACTTACCGGTACAGCTAATTTTGCATTAGAAAGATTTCCAGAAGAGTATCAGGACATTTGTTCCATTGCTATTGGAAGTGTTAATATATTGGCAGGTATAATAACAACGGTTGGTCAATTTTTAAAACTAAACGAATTAACCGAGAGTCATAGGTCGGCTAGTGTAGCATGGGATAAGTTTCATAGAAGTATCAGAATTGAACTTATAAAGGCTCCTGAAGAACGTCCGGATGTAAACTATTTTATGAAAACTTCTAGAGACGAGTTTGATAGATTAATGGAAACATGTCCGGGGATAGATAAAAATATATTGGAAATGTTTAAGAAACATCTGACTACTGGAATAGATAAACATGATGTTATTCGAAAAAATAAAAATTTTAATAGACTTATTAAACCTGAAATTTTTAACGAAATAAACACTTTAAAAGATTCAGTATTTAAACGACCGGATAATTTAATAGAAATAGACATGGCCGAAAAAATTAAATACGAAAAAATAATAATCGAAAAGGAAGAATACACCGAAAAAGCAGCCAAAGTTTCTAATTTCATATCTACTTTTCAAAACAAATATTCTCGGCGACCTTCTCAAGAAGAGATAATATCAAATTTAAAAAACGTTATGACTATTGCAGATATTAACATAATAACATCAGACTTAACTACGCCTTAAATTACAAAAAAATACATAACCTAATATTATTATATAAAAATAAAATATATACAATGATATTATGCAAGTTGAAAAACTTAAAGAATGTCTTGTAAAATTAGCTCTTAAATCAGGTTTTGACTCTTTAGATGATTTTGCTAGATACAAAGAAAAAAACAATTGCGACGCAAATTACGTAGCTGTTTACCCTGAAATTCAGATAATTTCTAAAAGCGATGATAAAACATACGTAGATAACTTAAAGGTGATGACAGCTCAAAATTTGTACGATAATAAATCAGGTGATATAATCAAACTTACAGATGAGATGTCAAAAAAATTAAATATAACAGAACCACCCATTGGTTGGTGGGCATCAGAAAAATGGGACGGAATACGAGCCTTATGGGACGGAGAAAAAATGATATCGCGTGGTTCAGGTGTTGGTAAACCAAAAGTTTATACATATATCCCAGAATGGTTTAAAAATACATTACCACCGGGTATACCATTGGACGGAGAAATTTGGATAGGAAGAGGACTTTTTCAAAAAACCAGTAGACTTTCAACGCTTAAACCCGGAAAAAGTTACACCGAAGAACAAATTGAAAAAATATGGACCGGAGACACCGAACCTCCTGTTATTTTTAAAGTTTTTGATGTACCAAATGATTCTAGACCGTTTGAAAAAAGAATGTCTTTTCTTCAGACAATTGTAAAAGATCGTAAAATTTGTTGGAATTCACTAGTTTATCCTGGTAAAAAAATATTTCCTCTTCAGTTTACAGAACAAGTTAAAATTAAATCTATGGAACAACTCGTTAATTTATACACTAAATTAACTTCTGAAGGCGCTGAAGGTATAATGTTGAGAGCACCTGGATCTCCTTATCAAACTAAAAGAAGTAAATATATGCTTAAGTATAAAATCAAAGAGGATGCTGAGTGTATACTCAGAGAATACATTCCGGGCGACGGGAAATATAAAGGTATGCTTGGTTCTTTGAAATGCGAACTGATCACAGATGGTAAACCAAATGGCATATTTACTCAAATAGGAACAGGTTTAAATGATAGTCAGCGGGAAAATTATAAAAATGTAAATTCATCAGACTATATCCCGATTGGAAGTATAATTTCTTTTAGTTATATGGAAATGACAAAGGAGGGTGTACCGCGTCACCCTGTTTATAGAGGAATACGCGATGACATGCCTGTTCCTAAACAAATGAAAATACCAGTAAAAGACGTCAAAATTATTTTATCTAAACTTATTGCCAAAATAGTTTCTGAAAAAGAAGCAAATTGGACTTTCAAAGTTAAAAGTTACAAACAGGCTAACGAAATATTGAAGGATAATATGGAATTAAAATCTGTAGAAGATTATATTAAGGTTCTTCGTGATGGTGATATGAAATTGGCTGGAGAAGAAAGTTTTAAAGCAAAGAATGGAAATTGGAAAAGTTCTATACTACAGAAAATAGACAGCATCTTAAAAACTGGACAGACCGATGGAATATCACTTACAAAGCAAGATCCAAGGGCTCTTGCAATTGAAAATTTAACTAAAATTCCTAACGTTGGACCCTCTACCGCCGGCAAAATATATGATACTGAAGAAATAACCACAGTAGAAGAACTTAAATACCTATATTCGATAAACAAAGAAATCTTAAATGATAAACAGGCCATAGGTTTAAAACATTATGACGATCTTATGCTTAGAATTCCTAGAAAAGAAATGGACGAATGGAATGAAATTCTAAAAGATATCTTTGCAGAAACAATGACTGAACTTTCTATAACAGGGGAACTTATTCTTGCTGGTTCTTATAGAAGAAAAACTCCCGACTCTGGAGACATTGATGCCTTGATAACAACAGACACAAAGAATCCGAGAGTAATGACAACTTTTTACAACAATCTTGTAAAACGGAACATAATAAAACCGTCTGACATTATTGCAAAGGGACCGACCAAAATAATGGCGGTGGCAAGTATAGACGAATATTATCGCCATCTTGATATTTTTTATCATCCTAAAGAAACTTTTCCATTTGCTATATTATTCACAACTGGTTCTAAAGAATTTAACGTCAAGATGAGAAAATTTGCCCTTGAAAAAGGATATTCATTAAATGAGCAAAACTTAACGAAAAAGTCTACCGCTGGTCCAAAAGTAACACAAACCGAGTATATGAGCTCGATAAATAAGGAATTTCCAAAAACAGAACGAGACATTTTCGATTTTCTTGGATATGGATATATTTCTCCAGAAATGAGATAGATAAATAAATCAAAAATTAAATAATTTCATATTAATAAATGACAAATTGTTATTCATATGAAAATATTGCGGAAAGTGAAAATCCATTATTCAAAAATGTAGATTTAACAATTGTTTTAACAATGAAAGATTCTAATAGGTTTAAAAAAGACAATCTTCTTTTAAATTTATCAAAGAAAACAGTATATCAGTACAATAAAGGTTTCAAGGCTTGTAAAAAACCCGATAGTATTAAAAGAACAGTTGAAGATTTAACTCATGCTTATTATACCGCTTTTGAATATTCTAAAAATTACAATAATATAATCATTCTCGAAGACGACGCAGAAGTTCTAAACTATAATCCGATCCATTATAAAAATATAGATAATTATATCGCTTCTAATAATTTTACCGTTATTTCAATGGGTTCGCTTGGGTTTTTTACTAAGAAAAATAAAATGTTTTACGAAACACACCCAATGGCTCACACTCAAGCTCAGATTATATCTAAAAATTCTAGAAGTGACATGCAAAAATTAATGTTAAGTAAAAATTTTATTGGACATGTTGATGCTTTTTATTTTTCAGAACAAAATGTTCTTGTATATCATGAACCTCTTATAGTCCAGGTTTTATCCGATACAGAAAATTTTAAGAACTGGGAAGGGGCCCCTTTATGGGCTCATAGACTTACAACCAATATACAAGGACTTAGAGAAGATAAAATGGGGTGGTATAAAGCCTATTTAATTTGTAAAGCGAGCGCTGAAATTAAATCATATAAACTAAAAATATTTTTACTTATCATTATTTTCCTTATGCTTTATTGCAAAAAATAATTAATATTAAAATTAAAAAAATGATATATAATTAATACATACCAATGGAACAGATTAAGAATCAAAAGATTGAAGATCAGTTTCATAAATTAGTCAAGGGTTTTTTATCCAAAAATGAAAATTATGAGATGTCTAAATTCATCGGTGGGATGCCAATTACTCTAGAAAAAACTGATATGCCAAATTTAATGATGAAAGGCCCGAACGGTAAATCAAAATATACTGTTACGCAAAAAGTAGATGGAACTAGATATCTTATGTATATAGGACCTGATACAGGGGTTGCTAATATAAAACAAAGACAAGTTTGTTTTGTAGACCGTAATATGAAACTACATGTTATATCGGGTATGAAATTACCAGATGTAAATACACCAGAAATGCTCTTGGATGGAGAATTGGTATTTTTTGACAACAACGGTAAACCTCATAGAGAACTAGACCCGGTTAAAATCAGGGGTGTTTCTTTTATGGTATTCGATATTTTATTTGGTCCTGAAAATATTTCTGTAAATTCGGATGGTAATAAAGTAATTGGCCAATCTTTCTCAATGATGGTACCAGAAGATGGAAAACTAAGATCTCAAGCGTGGCCGTATATTTCAAGATATGACATTTTAGCTAAAATGATTAACCCTGAATTAGTACAATTTAACAAAGGAGAACCTTTACTACCAAATGCATTCAAAGGCGCAGATTTTTTCAATATTGAACTAAAACCAATTTATTTTTTGGAAACATTATTGTCCGCAACTCTGCCTCTGTATAATACATCCGGGTCTGGTTGGCTTCAGACACAACTCAAAGAACATCGAAAAAAATATTATGATTACGTCGGTACTATTAAACAAAATGCTGATAAATTTAGAGGAAAATTAGCATTAGACGGTTTAATTTTTACGGCGGCGGATACATTGTATACAATAGGCAATTGGAATACAATCCTGACTGGTCAATATAAATGGAAACCGGCCACGGAGCAAACTGTAGACTTAAGAATTATCAAGATTACAGACGCAACTGCAAATGTTCAAGTTATAAAAGGTAATACATTGGAAATTTTTCAAGACCGTGGGAGACCCGTCGTCGTTAATGTACCGGTGTCTGCAAAAAACGGGACGGTTCACGAATTTACAGCCGATTTCAAATGGAAAAACTCTAGAATCGATAAATTAAGACCTAATGCAATAAGGACAGTGTTAAATGTTATGCGTAGTTTTAAAAATCCAGTTGTGTTAGATAACCTTATACACTTTCTCAAACCTGATAATGAAAAAGCATACCGTGTTATTCTCGAGCATTCTTCCAAAGCAAAATTATTCAAGTGTATAGCAGCACATGAAAATATAAAACTTATCAAAGATGAAGACATCAAACGGATCAACGACATGATTAAAAATGTAAATACTACCAAAGACATTGAAGTCGAAATGAGACTCGGAAAAATTAATAAAACTGGCAAGACTTTTTTTAATCCTATTATATCTAGACTAGATTTTGAAAAGATTTTGCTTAAAATTGAATCATTTGGGTTTAAAAAAGAAATTTATGATTTTATAGACATCTATGATGAAGGTATTCGAACTCGATACATTTATTCACATGAATTTTCAAAATTTATACAATATGAAAGTATAATTAAAAACAGACTGTCTAATATAGACATAGATATTTCAAATGCTTTAAATTTTGACACAAGATTTTCTTTATCTACCGAAACAAGAGTGATGAAATACAATTCCACCGGTGATACAAAAAGAAAATATCGGATTTCTTACATCGAACCAAACGCATTATTCAGGGTAGATTTTACAGCTATAACTTCGATTGAATATAGTCCAGAAACAAGAATGTTTAAAACTAATGCTAACCCCGACGAAAAATTTCAAATAGAAATTGAATTTCTTAGTGCTAATATCAATATTAATGAACTGTTTAAATTTTTAACACATCTTTTAAGCGTTTGATAAAACATTTCCATCATATATAAGTCTATTATCTTGGGATATGTACCATTCTTCTGAATCATCGAACAACGCTGCACCAATTGGTTTAAACTTGGTATATAAGTTGTTTAAAACCTTATCGTAATCATATTTTCTATCTTTTTTATTTAATATACTTATCTTGCGTTTAGGAACAATGTTTCCAGAAAAATCCCTGTTAATCTTAATATTTACATAATCACCTCGTAATAATTTATCAGGAATTTCTCTTTTTGTAAACTCATACTTATTTAAAAAACTTAATCCTTCGGGAAACGGCATATTACTGTGACCAAATTTTATAATTGAACCCTTTGTAAGTTCTAAAACTTGAAGTTCTATTATGTCATCTATTGTATCTTTTTCTCCCCATGTAATATAATTACACGTTTCTGTATTTATAAATGCCAATATATTCATTTTATTTTCATTTATAAAATAATTACTTCCGTCGATGATATCATTAAAAAAATCCGGAAAAGCTATAATTTCGTCTGTTACTGTATTTAACGCCGAATTTTGGATATCTATTATAGTTTGGTTTCTAATATTAAAAGAAGCATTTGTAAACAATTCATTATAATAAATTAAATCTACTACATGATACTCATTAACGTTTTCAATTTCATTTTTCCTTAAATAACCAAATAAAATTATATCGGTATCAAAAGAACTCGAGATTTCTGAGTCTATGCTCATTAAATTTGTATTAATGTAAAAATTCCCGCCTGGACCGAGGCAAAGAAAAAATGGGTAACTGTCGCTTGGCACAGATTTCACTACATAAGGGGTAGTTTTAAACAATTCTAAACTAGATAACGTAAGATTTATTTTTGAAATAGTTGATTCGTCGCCTATCAAACTTTTAAAAATGGCTGTATTTTCTGGTAAATTTTTTTCGTTGAATTCTGAAACTTTGTTTTTAATTATATTACCTTCTTGATTTATAACCAAGTCTAATCTTTTTAGATTAGACTTAACACATTCGATTAACTGTAATTTATTGAATGTATTTAACCCAGGAAATACGCGTGAATCTTTTTTAAATGCGTCGCCAGGAATAACTTTTTCTCTTCCATCTTCGGTTCGAACGGTATATTCATTAGTTTTTTTATTTTTTTTCTTAATAACGGTCACTATTTCTGTGCGCCCGTCTATTTCTATTTCAGCAGTTGATCCAGGACTATTACTGTCTGGTATTAAAATACCCGAACCTATGTCTTGACCATTAATTATGTTATACTTATCAGCTTCAACTTGATTTCGTGGAAATCCTTTTAGTAAATAATCTCTCATCAATTGAATAGACTTTTCACTTTTTGCTTTACAACATGGATACCAAAGCCCATCTGGTCCTTGTACACCTTCGGGGGATAAATATTGATAATTGGGATCCGGACACGTACCACTCCAAGAATATGGCTCTGGTCGTTTACCTTCTTTCCATGTATTACCATCGTCGTCTATTCGTGTTTGTGTATTTCTACAGACTGAAGAAGGTACTGCATTTCCGGATACAGTATTATAAACTTTAAGATCTTTTGAAATTTTTTCAAGAGATTTAATAGTTAGTATTTCGGATTGGTCTGTAAACAAATTATTAAAAGATGACATGATATTGTCAAATAAATCTATCGTAATATCCGTGTTTCCCTGCTCGCATAATCCAAGTGATATATTTTTATCACTGCATTTAGATATTGTCATTGTTATAATTCCATATTTATTGACAATACAAGTCATTTTTAAACCCGGTGCCGGTGTATTGACAAACTTTATATAGTCTTTAGACATAACACCTGTTCTAGTTATTCTACCAAGCGAATATTCCCATTCTATTATTCTAATACCATCAAAAATTATAACCTTTTTACCAGATGGTAAAGTTTCAACATTTGTAATTCTGCCTGCTATTAAATTACCTTCAGAATCATAAGGACTTATTAAGTTATCGAGATTTTCAAAATTAATTTGTTTACCATCCATGTTATTTAATGTAAATTGTGCAGATATTGAATGAGTGTAAGAATATTCGGGGAATAGACGATATTCTCTTTCTCCTGTAACTTCTTCTAGAGCGTCGACGTCTATTACATCGGCATCTTTAACTCTCTCTATTAATTCTGATACCATTTCATCGTATTCAGCTTTTTCTTCTGGAACATTAATTAAATTTATAAGACCATTTTTACTTATTCTGATTGATGTTTTGCCACTGGGCTTTTCATAAGAAAGTATAACATTGTTTAAAAATTGCGTAGTTGTTGTTTTCGCCGCTAATTTTTTGGGACCTCGTTTTTTAAATACGCCTTCTGTATCAAATGCAATTTGAGTTAATACGTTTTCGTTTTCTCCATTTAAAAATTCATCTGGTGAGATTTCGCCCTCTGTTAATAAAATTTCATCAAGTTCTTCTTGGGTTATAGTACCACTGTTGATTTTATTTTTAATATCTAAAAAATCTCCGTTATAACTAGGAATTAAAATATAATCTTTGACACCCTTGATGGTAAGATATAAACTCTCTTTTTCTGGAACATCACAGTCTTCTTTATGGTCTTGTGTACCAATAGATTCGCAAATACTACAATATAAACCTTTTTCTATGGGTCCTATGGGGGGTCTATTATAATTATCATTAATAGTTTCTCTGCCTAAAAATTTTTTTTGTGATAAACTTAATTTATAAAAACCCTCTTCGTCTTCATCTAATGGAAAATCTGTTTTTAATTTATCAATATTTACAATTTCTACTGGTGTTTCAAATCTATTGATAAAGACGTTAATACCGTTTATTTTGATAGACATCTTATTATAATATAATATAATAAAATATAATATTATAATGTATTTAAAAAAAGTACTTATTATAATATAAATGTCTACTGAACTAGAAAAATTTAACAAATTATTTGAAGAATTCTTAGAAAAGATAATTTCTAAATTTCCGTACGCAAAACTTAAAACTTATCTTAAATGTTTTAAAATGTTGAAAACGTCCTCTCCCTCTTCCCCGGTAAACTTATTCATGGCCGGTTGTGTAGATTATAAAACGCAGATAAAACAAAGAGATGATTTGTTTTTTTTAAATGATGAACTCGTCAATTCTCGCGCCAGAAATTTTGGAAATTTTACTCAAGATTGTGGCCTTGATAAATACTGGGATCAACTTACGCCTTCAACAAAAAAGGCTATATGGGATTATATTCAATCCTTGTTTATACTTGGGGAGATTATAGTGAATAAAAACAAAGAACTATTTAATAAGTATAATAGTATGTATGCATCCGATTACAAAACAGAAATTAGTAATCTACATACTGATAATTTTTCTGTAGAATTCTTAGAGAAAATAAAATAGTTATGTAATATTAAATGACATCTTACTGGTTAAGTAATTTCTGCGCTTTGTATTCCTCGCTTAATATTATACCGTTTATTGGCAACGATAAAAATTTTCAATATAATTCATTGACTAGGCTCATAATTTTGGTAACTATAATATCTTATATTTACACCCAAGATATAAATGTAATACTCGCCGGAATTTCATCAGTAACAATTTCGGTAGTAATTTATTTTTTAACGTTTAATACAAAAAGCGTCGAAAATTTATCTGAAAAATACTTAGATAAAAATGAAACGCCTGCGGATAAAATTATCAAAGATGATATTGTGATTAATCAGCAAAACCAGATTACATTAGATTATTCTCCTCCTGATACAGACGATTTGCGCAAGCATATATTTTTTCTAGAAGGAGATAAGTCAAAAGATACAATTGTACCGGTTGATATAAATCCAGAGGATTTTTTAACTTCTGGACCAAGAGTTACATATGGTATTACAAAAAGTTTATCTAAACTAAATAGAAATATTTAAATTAAAATAATATTATATATTATATATTATATATATAAATGGATTATACTGCCACGACTGCAAAAACCAAAGTTATAAATTACAATACTGAAGGTAGATATAAGGACAATATTGATTATAATATCTTAAATTCTGCTAAAGTAGAAGATAGAGAAGTAAAATCTCTCGTAAAATATAATAAACAAAGTATAGGTTCTAGGGGGTTTAATAAAAAGTTGAACCCAGTTGTCGTAAGAACCAGAGATAAATCTATTAATGTAAACAGTGACACAACTGGTGTTAATGATAGATACGCTGATAAGTTAGTTGATTACAATATCAGACACTATATGTTGTATGATACAGAACATATACACGCAGAAAAAGACGACAACTTTATTGTTAAAGATTATACCAACAATGGTTTTAAAGAGACGCCGTTTCAGGCTCCATTTAGTTTTAACTTTTTAGATGAAACCATTGGTACATCCAATGTAATAGATAAAGCTGCTCTTATTAATTCGCGGCAATTAAGACCAGGTGATAAAACTTTATAAAGAAATAAAATATAATATTAAGTATAGAATATAGCAAGTATGTATATGTCGTCTAGTGTAAGAAATGTTACATATTCTTCAAATGGTGGTATAATTGAAATCGAAGGAGACGAAAATTTGTTATATTTCCAAGATTTCGAAATAATATATGAAAATGATGTAGCTTTACACCCTTTACTAATGGCCATCACTCATAGGCTATATTTAGGGGAAGACATCAACACTGTTAATACGGAAGAACAAAAAAAAACTTTATCTGAAGATCAATTTAATGATTTGACATGTACACAACAATTTTCAAACTGTTGTATATGTATGGAAAATAAAAAACTAAACATAAAATTAAAATGTAATCATACATTTTGTAAACAGTGTATTAAAAAATGGCTCACTGAAAAATCTAATACGTGCCCGACTTGTAGAACTGAAATTAATTAAATATCTTAATTTATTATTGTAATTTAAAATATTTAATTATAATAATTATGAATACACTAACTACATCTATTATAGTTTTGTCTGTGTTTGGTTTGTATATTAATCTGTACGGTAATACAGATCTTAGAAACCCAGAATTAATGACAAATGTATCACAAAAAATGTCTAGTATTTTTGGATCGTCTGAGATGTCTAAAACCGGAAAAATTTCAAACGAAGTAGATGATATTATTAAAGAGTTAGAATTAGATCCTAAGCTTATAGACGCGGCAAAGAGTGTTTCGCAAAAAGAAATAGATGATATAATTAATATGGCAAAAGATGAAAATATTACACAAGAAAAACCCAAACAATATAACGAAATAGGTCAAGAAATAAGTAAAATCAAAGAAGAAAATATTTTAAACACTGGTAAAAATATTAAAAGTGGTTCTAGTGTAAGAGTAGACGGTTGGGTAAGACCTTCGTTGGTTACTAAAGATGACGAGACTGGTTTGCCTGCTCAGAATAATGCCTCTTATAAAGAGAATTATCCTTATAAAACAGCAGAATTTAGAATGAATTCTGGAGAATCTAAAATATTAAATTCCCAAATGAATCTAACTGGTAGAAGTTTTAAAGAAAATTCCAATATTGGAACACTGATATTACCTGAAAATCCAGACGCTTTTGATGCAAATAATACTTATATAAGACGCGCAGCCGATATATATAAAACAAGAATAGGATATGAAAATAAAATTCTACCAGATGTAAGACATGTAAATGTGGATAAATTAAAAGAGAAGAGTGAACCAAAATTAAATGCATTAGATGAAATGTCTGGAACATTTGAAGTTAAAACAAGACCTAATTTAATAGGTTTTAAAGACACTGTCGATCATATGAAAACACATGAACGTTTATATCCAATAGATAAAGTAGCTGCTGATATTAAAAATGTGGCGCGTAATTACAATTTAAATTAAAATATTTAATATTAATTAAGTTACAACATGAATGTTATTGATCGTAATATAAACTTTAACAATAAACAAATACAAAATATTTCTAATAATATTAGCAATATATTAAGCTTACCAAATAAAGACCCCAAACAGGTTAAAACCATTCCTGCTCTTCCGTCAAACAGGGTTATATCTTATAAAAAAAACGTACCTTACAGCTTAGAATATGCTACTAAAAATAATATACCCGAGCGTTCAAGTTATTACAACGATCTTATTGACAGATTAAATGTTAATGATAAATCAAAAAATGATATACATAATGTACTAACACATAATTATGATACGACAAAATTTGCAAAAGATAGCAAAATAATTATTGAAAAAGTAAAACCAAAAAATCAAGTTTCCGGTATTACAGATAAAAACTTGATGTCTCATATTATACCTCCAACTTCGTTAACGTCGAATGTTGTTCCAAAAAACAATATCAATTCAATGAATACTTATCGCCGCGCAGAATCTACTAATATGCCGCCTATTATAGCACCTGTTACGACAATAAAAGAAAAAATTATAGTCAAGAAATAATTTTATCTATTTCGTTTATATTATCTGAAAACGTTTGTTCAAAAATGTTTCTTAGTTTTATAAGAGGTTTTTTTGAATTGATGCTAAGTTTTAAAGTTTGGTACGATACCCATTTTACATCATTAATTTCTAAAAACTTTTTATCAATATTTATCTTTGATATAAATTTTTTAGTGGATAAAAACGTATACCTATAATTATTGTTAAACGGTATTTTAACTACATACATATAATAAGGATTTCCAGACGGTGTTTTACATATTATACATTGAGAATTGTACTTACTTAATGTATTTCTAATAAGATCAAAATCTTCTATACATCCCAATGTTTCTTCCCAGGTTTCTCTGGAAGCTGTTATTTCGGTATCAAATTTATCAGACGCTTCACATACTCCTCCGAAATTTGACCACTTATTTTCCCAGTCTTTACCTAAGAAAAAATAAGGAGTTTGATCTATACTTTTACTGTAAAAAAGTATACCCGCGCCGTAAATTATATTATTAGTTAGCATTTATATATACATAATCTTAATCTTTAAAACAAATTAAACAAAAAAAAGATCTTAATTCTATTGAGTGCATGACTACATCTGACTTTATAAGTCGCTATAAAGTCGAGCCACCGTTAAAGATATTATTTACTCGTTTTAAAGAAGACAAAAAAATAAAATTTAATAATTATAATATGAGCGGACTTGTACCAAAAATACAAATCGAAACTGAAAATTCTTCTAGACCTACTATACAGATTAAAAATCCAACTAATGTCAAGGGTATAGATATTATTAGAGACGATGATTCAGCGTCCGACGCATCTGGTAGTACAATAGAACCAAGTGTCCCTGATAAAAAAAGCAACATTAAACATGGTAAGTCTAAAAATAAATTTAATGCGGAAGAATATCAAAACTTTATGAATAATTCAAAGAAAAAAACCACATCCGAATCTGGCTCCGGTTCTGATTCTGACTCTGATTCAGGTTCTGATTCAGGTTCTGATTCAGGTTCTGATTCAGGTTATTCTGATTATTCGGGCTCGAGCGAAAATTCTAAAAAAGGAAAGAAAGACCCAAAGAAAGAAAAACAAGAAATACTTCTAAAGTTACTTGCTTTAGAAAAGAAGGGCATTGAACTTACTAAAAAATATTCTATGACATCTAAGTTGTCAGATTTACGTTTCGAATTAGAACTTCATCTAAGCAATACTGAAACGGAAATGAGCGTAAAATTTCAGCAGAAGATATTAATGGCAGCAGTTACCGGACTTGAATTTGCTAATAAAAAATTTGACCCAATTGGTGCCAAACTCGAAGGGTGGTCAGAATCGGTAATGGATAACTTAGATGATTATGAATCTGTTTTTGAGAGATTACACGAAAAATACAAAACTCGGGCAGAATTACCCCCAGAATTACAATTAATGGTAACATTAGCAGGTAGCGCATTTATGTTTCATGTAACAAAGTCACTTTTTAGTAGCGCCCTTCCTGCCGGCGACGGTTTACAAAATTCTGAAATTATGAAAAACATTGCGGCGGCCATGAGTAAAGGCACTTCTAATGAAAAACCAAACTCAAATGAAATTACCGGACCAAGTATGAATTTGGCAAGTATGATGCGGGATACAGATTCTATATCTAATAGTACAGTTGAAACTTCCAAAGAAGTAACTATTAACAACAAAGGAAAAAGAGCAATTAATATTTAAAAAAAATAATATCTAATTTATAATATACAATGGTATTATATTATAATCAAGGACCTCCTTTAATTGAAAAAGCGCTTCCTGCAGATATAGCGCATGCTGACGTTCAAAAAGCACAGCACCACCTTTATACTCGAGATAAAAATTATAATGACATTTATCCGGATAATAAAGGATTTTTAGAAAATTTTTCGAATACTATTTTCGGTGGTACGACCGAGTTATATTCCAGACTTCTCGAAGAAAATTTTATAAATCTATCCGCAGATGAAAAATTAATTTTTATGTATAAATCTAATATTATACAACATAAAATGTATAATAATTATTTAATGATCATAATGTTTTTTCTAATAGTTATAATTTATAAATTATATTTTAAGAAAGATTAATAATTTTAGTGTTAATGTTGTTCATCGTGTATCTGGAATTAGTATAGGATAATTTTCTAAATTCGTCTATACTTTTATCCCCGCCATATTCTTTTAAAGTATATATGCTTGGCGCCACTGGAATTCTGAAATCTTGGCCAAAAAGAGATCTATAAAATTGACCAACTAAATAACTTTTATTTTCAAATATTTTATTATTTAAACAAAAAGATTTTACACAGTTTGGTGAACAAAAATTACCAAATAATTTATATCGTTTTAATTTAGGACAATAATTAATTGGTAGATAAAATGGTATATTACTAAATGTGTGATGACAGTTATAACAGCGAATGTTGTTAACAGCCTGTTTTTTTTGGGTGACATCTATGTTCATATTGTAGTGTTTTAAAGATTTTACATTATCTTTTACAATATCACAAGTATCTTCTTCGTCACTAGAAACAATTATATTACATTCTTTTTGACACGGTTCAAAAAAATCTGAAATATTTGTACTTTCTTCTTTTTCTTTATCATGAACCTGTATACATAAATTTCCAAAAGATAATGAATTTGTTAAATAATTATTATTCAATTGTTCATTTACGTCAAATGTTATTTCTTCATTTTTTTTTTCATCTATGTAATTACTTTTAAATGTTGTCGTTTCCCATTTTTTTTTCCTTCCTCTCTTTTTTTTAACAACTTCTTCAACTGGTTCTTCTACCACTTCTACAACATTTAGTTCTTTTTTTTTGCGGCCTCTTTTCTTAACAGTCTGTTCCATTAATTAATTTAAAGAGACTACTTATTAAAAATAATAAATGTTTGCTTTATATACTTTTACTCTTATAGGTTTACTAACATACACTCTAAACAAAGTCTATAATTATTTGCGCCCGTATAAAACGTTTGAAGACGTTTATAAAAAAGACGAATATCTTTTACTTTGTTACCGTATTAAATTCGAAGATGATTCTGAAATTTCAGAATCAGAAGTAACGGTTGAAAGTCTCGAAGAAATGGAAAAGAATCTAGATGTTAAGATTAAATATATCGTAATTGAATATATGTTTAACGGTGAATTTATGAAATACATCACGTATACAAAAGACATAGCGTTTCCTATTTACCCATTTGACATCGTACCGACAAAATATCCATATTATCCAGAAATAATAATTTTAAATGGAATGGACGTAACAAATTTTATTAGACCTTGGCTCGGGCCTTATTATAATTTTTATTCTGACCGCGAAGAACCTATTAAGTTGGAAGATGCTTTAATGGAACATCCTGATTATGAAGACATAGATTTTGAAAATGGTACACTTTTAATGATTTCAAATAAAACTCCTCTTAATGGGAGAAAATGTATTACAAAACCTCTTCCTAGCAAACTCATTTGGAAAAGACATGCCGCAGTCGATCCTCGAGATGACCATCTTTTAGAAAAATAAACTGTAATGTAAATGTAAATGTAATTTAATGTAATGTAATGTATTTAAAAAACTAGATTATTTTAAATATAAATAATGCATAACGATAGTTCAAGCAAAGTATTATTTAGATTTAAAACTGTACAAACAAATGCTATAAGAATTCTTTTCGAATCTCTTAAAAATATTTTAGCCGACGTTAATTTTAAAGCTGATAATACTGGGTTAAAATTAACAACGATAGACGGCACAAATACCGCTATTGTAAATCTTTTTTTAAATAAAGATAAATTTGAAGAATATATTTGTACTAGAACAACTAACATAGGAATAAATTTATTGTCTATTTTTAAAATTCTTAAAGGTATCAAACATGCTGATACTATTTCATTTAGTATTTATGAAAACGAGGATGGACATATTTATATTCAATCCGAAAATAGCGAAAAACGTTCAAAAATTTCTACAAAAGTTAAATTGTTAGACATGGACGAAAAAATTTATAATATCCCAGATATTAAATTTAACAATTATATCACGATGCCTAGCACTGATTTTCAAACTTATATATCAGATCTTTCGAGTATTTCGAATGAAATACATTTTAAATATAGCATGAATTCTCTTAGATTACACTCAATGGGAGATTTTGCTGAACAATCTATTACTATCAACGAAACAAATGATAATAACTCAGAAACGGAAGAACAAAGCGGAACTTTTAATATTAAATATATCCAATTATTTACAAAATCTACAAATTTGTGTAGTACAGTTGAAATTTATCTAAAGACCGGGTTTCCCCTTGCTATATTATACAACGTGGCTAATTTAGGACAAATAAAATATTGTTTGGCACCAAAATAATAATATTAATTAAAAAAATATATACATATAATAAAATGGATAAAATGGATAAAATTAAAGTTTTTTTAATAGGTGCTGTATTCTTAGTTTGTTTAATAGTTGTATTTTTAATAATAAGCAACGATTCTACTGACAATACTGAGTTAGAAACTAAACTTGAAGAACTAACTAATGAAATAGAAGCCATTGAAGAACAAAAAGAGTCACAACCGGACGAAGTTGCAATTGAAGAGCCGGATGAGCCGGTTGAGGAAGTATCGGCATTGTCTTTATATACATCTCGTCCACGTCGTCAGTCTTCTACGCCGCCTCCAGTACTCAATCCACCCACGGTTCAAACAGAAATACAAACAGTTACAGATTTACCATCTCCGGGTATAAATTCCATGTTAGAAGATAATATTCCAGTAGTTTCTACACCTACAACTACACCCGCAGAATCCTATACAAAACCTCCTGTAACCAAACCTCCTGTAACCAAACCTCCTGTAACCAAACCTGTGGTAACCCCGCCAGAAACTAAACCCTGTCCAGTATGTCCTGTAGTAACGCCGCCAGAAACTAAACCCTGTCCAGTATGTCCTGTGTGTCCAAAATTAGTCGACAATCGTTATAAATCTCCTATTAAGTTGTATGAAATTAATGTTATAAAGAAATTGTTAAAAGAACACGTTCAAAAAACTAAATTATCGGGATGTGCCAAATCAGATGTAAATAATTTTATAGAAAATTATTTTAAATTAGATAAACCTGATAAAAAAGCCGCATTTGAAAAATATAGTTTTTATGCAGAAGATAAAGCTGCTATTTTGTCTTCAGATATAAACTCATCACCAACCGCTACTGATAATTTACTTGTTATACTTAATAGAATTAAACCGCCTTTAGTAGAAGGCAAAAAAGACTGGGTTCGCATTGCTATATTAATATTAACAGATCCGAATAAGATTAATTCGGGTAAAATGTGTACAGATGAATGGTTTGACCATTTCTACCGCCGCCATAGAAGAGCTTTATGGACAAACGACATGACAGCGTGTTATCTTGAAGACAATCAAGACTTAGTAAGGCATTTCTGTAGCCGCCACCACAACCCCGGTCAGACAGACTTTACTAATATAAAAGAATGTATGAAAAATGGCAGTTTTCATAACGAAGTAAAAAGACATTTTATTACTAATGGAGTTCACGAAGGTCGTCATCATATAGCAAGATGTTTCCGACCACCTTCCCAAAGAGCAGCATTTGATAAGTTTTATGTTGATTATAAGAAAAAACTTATATCCATCGCTGCCACCGCAGAAAGAAATGTATCAAGTCTTCCATCAGGGCCCATTAAAGATAATGCAAAGGCAGAAATTATTAAAATCGAAAAGAAAAAATACTTGAAAGAGCTCGGAGCCTATTATAACGAAGCGTCTGGTCAAATAGGTGCACCCTATCAATGTGCTGCGCCGGATAGCGGCCCAGATCCTAAATATGGGCGCAATGGTAAACTATTAATAGGAGCCCATGTTGGAAATCCCGGTCCCGGTAGTCATACAGCTTGCCCCCCGCCAAATCCAAATGGTTACGACAGGGTTAAATTCCCGTCGTATGGGTTACCCACGGAGTCTATTAAATTCACAAATGAACATGGTCTTAAATCTAAACACTGTAGTTTTTTTAGAAATCAAGAATGTCACATAGACGCGTGTTCACAGGCGTGTACTAGAGATCCTGAGTGTAGATACTTCAGTTTTGATCGGGACTTTGGAGGTGAAAGAAGATCATGTGTATTTTATAAAGCTATAAAGGGAGAACACATTGATAATCCGTATGGAACTGCCTTCATGTATAAGAAAAAGGCTTCTCCACCGGCATCGTTTGTAATCCCCAGTGATGATAAAATAAATTTTGCACCACCTGAAAGAACAGGTCATAGAAACGGGGGCGGTTGGTATCATTAAGTTCGATTTTTATTATCAAATTCAACTACTTCGTCATCGTTTTGACTTAAACAAAAATTACATCTATATTTATAAT